AAAAACTCTGATTCTGTTTCACCTATCAATTTAAGATTGGCACGCATGTTGGTGGTATTGCTCACATATCTTTCGATGTCATTGGGATTGGCAATGTTTAATATGTTGCTGTCCACTCTGATCACACTGTGATTGGGTCTGAATCTAAATGCGTCTGTGGGATTATTCACCACTGTGCCCACATTCAATACTGTGCCATTCTGTAGAGTCACACTCAATATGCCAGTCACTGTGTTTAAAATAAGACTGCCTGTTCGGGCATAGATCTGCAGATTGTTGCCTATGGTGCCCACAGCAATGGGCAGATTATTGTTGGCGTACAATGTGTAGGTGTTGCCACCCACGTTTAATTTGGTCACATCATCCAACACTTCAATTTCAGTTTGACTGATGGTTATGATGTTGTTGTTTTTGATCTTGATCTTGCTGGCCACCTGTTGTGACGCATCATCTAGGGGATCCACAATTTCCACATACACCACTTCATACAGCACTGTGTTGGTGCCGGGTTCCTTGGCTTCTGCTGTCTTCACTGAGCCCAACTGATATCTTTTTCTGCGATGATTTTTTGCTGTGGCAGCCACGTAATAATTAATGGTCTTGGTTTCAATACCAGCATACACCAACATTTTTAATTGTTTTTGTATGCCAAACAGTTCGTCATTGGGTCTATATATGGAACTGGGTTTAAAAATTTCTGGATCTCCTATCAATGCTAGATAAGAATTTCTTTGATCAATTTTTAAAAAAGGTCTCACATAAAGATTGCTGTATAATAAATCACTGGCAGCTATCACCTTTAACGTGAAAGTTCTTGTGGTAGCACTGTATCCAAATTGATCTCTGGCTTCCACTGTGAACACAAAAGTTCTGTCCACGCTGGTTTGATTGTTGTCCAAAGTTAAATCTCTGTTGTCAAATGTGGTGAGTCCCAATAATCCATTCAAAGGAAACTGTCTCACTTTGCCTAATATTTCTCCGTCCAATGCCAATGTTAATCCGTTGGGCAACGCACCTGCAGTGATCACATATCTCAATTGAGCGTTGGGTACTGTGGTAGTGGCTGCAATGAATAGAGTGCTCACAAAGTTGGCATTGATACTGCCCAAATCACTGTCAGTGTTCCAATTGATCACACTGTCCACTTCTCCCAATATTTTCACCACAAATGTTTTGTCTTTGATGGCTAGACTTTCATTGTTGGCTCCAAATCTTGTGGCTCTCACAGTGAATTTATATTCTTTGGTCACTGCTGGTTGATAAGGCACTCGACCTGCCACTTCACCTGAAGTGCTGTCCAGTGTGCAACCTGGAGGCAGTGTGCTCACTGTGGCGTCATCATTGGTGGGTCTCAGTGTGTAGGCCACATAACCTGTGAGGGTGTTGGGGTCATACAGTTCCAGATACAGTGTGACATAATTGTTGGCTCTTCTATAGCCCAAATCTCTTGGAGTGAGCCACTGTGGAGTTCTGATATAAGTGCCATCCGAAGTGAATGTTCCGCCACCCACTTGTAATATGGTGTTGTCTGCTCGTAAAAAATCATCTCCCACCACAAATATTCTAAAAGTGCGTTTGACTACACTGTCACCATCACTCACACTCACTGTGAATTCATAATAACGATTTAATTTTTTGGGTGATCTGGTGCCTATGGCATAATCATAAAATTCCACGTCATAATAAAAACTTTCAAATCCACTGGCACTTCTCAATCCAAAATCATAAGGAAATGCACTGAAAGTGTTGGCATCATAATGACCACTGCTGGCTGCTATATCCAAAGCCAACACAGGATCTATCACTCCGGTCAATCTGCCCGTTTTGGTGAGTGTGATGCCTGGTGGTAATTCTCCATCACCTCTGGCAATATAATATTCCAATTCATCACCAGCTGAAAGATCTGTATCAGTGGCTTCCAATTGATAATCTATGTAAGCACTGTCCAACACAAATAATGCATTGTTTACACCCACAGGCAATTGACCTGATGGAGTGATCCAAACAGGATCATCTGGTCCTGCCACTGTGATACTGTAGGTTCTATCTTGAATATCGTTGCCCAATCGAGCTCGCAGCACAAATCTTGATTGTGTGGTTCTAGCAACCTCCACTGTGGTGCCCACAATAGCAGTGCCCTGCAGTCTCAAACCACCAGGCAAAGTGCCTGCTATCACAAGTATGGAATCCACTGTGTTCACTGGCAAACTGATGGTGGTTACAGTTCTTTCAGCAATAGTGCCCAATGAATATCCGGTTGGCTGTGTCCACAAGTTGCTCATATGTTGTATTTATCGAGAGAATTATATAGCGCCGAAGTCAAACACAGTGGCGTTGGGAGATGCAATGGTGCCCATGTCCACTGGATTTTGGCTGAAATAAAGATCCAATAAGTTGGTGATGTTCTCATTGTTGGCAGCATCCAGTTGAATCACACCCATGTCAAAACCAATGAATGAATTTCTATCACTCACATCAATATCATACACCAATGCATCCACATTGGCAGCTTGAATGTTGTCAATGCCCACTATGTCATTGCCAGCACCTGTAAGAGTGGCACTGAGTGTGGGATTACTTTCATTGGCCAACAAAGATTCTATTTCTAAAGTGGTTCCATTGCTGAGAGTTCTTGTGGCAGCACCACCGGTGCCAAACACTTCCAGCATGCCCACGCTGTTGATGGTCAAATGAGGACCTGTGTCACCAAACACCAATATGCTCACCACTCCTGATGAAGTGATGGTGATTTTGTCATTGTTGCTGGTGAATGATATGTTACTGCCTGCTTCTAAACTTTTGAATTGTAGATCCACACCTGATTTTTGATAAAATAACCCTTTGATAGAGTTGGTGTCAGTGAGTCTGTTGCTGACTGTGGTTGATTCAGGATCTCTTGCGTTGAGTTCAGCAAAATTATTATTGACTTTGATAAACGCTTCGCGTAAATCATCACCTGTGCCGTCATTGGCAATGGTTCCTATGTTTATGTTGCTTATGGGCATATCAGTATTTATCTTTCTGTGTTTTTAACCAAATCTTCTGATCCGTGTTCTTGGGTAAGCAGCACCTGTGGAAGACCTAGTTTTGTATGTGTTTATTGCAACATTGCCTGACAATGCTCTTTCCAATCGATAAAACAAATGTCTATTGTTGGAACTGTCTCCCAATGATGTGTAATCTCCTGCAGCACCACCTGTGCTGCCTATCTGCCCAGTTTTGCAATGTGCGATCAAATATGTCAGTGCTTCAGATTGTGTCAAAGAAGGTTGATTTTCTGTCAAACATGCCACACATCCTGTGACCTGAGGACTGCTCATGCTGGTGCCTGATATGGATCCCAATCTAAAACTGGCATTTCTGGGATCGTTCACCAGTGTGATTCCAAATTCTGAGGCTGCTGTGGTGTCATACACTGCTGACACAATGTTGCTGCCAGGTGCCCAGATGTCCACTCTGCTGCCATAGTTGCTGAAATCTGATTTATACTCTTGAGTGCTGACTCCTAGACTGCCCACACAGATCACATTGTCAGCTGCTCCAGGTGATGACCCTCTGGAATGAAAAAGAGTACCGCCTACCTCAACTGAATTGTTGTAATCTGCAGCAACAGCAGTGGCACAATTCCAATAGCTGTTGCCAGCTGAAGATATCACTATCACTCCATCATCAATGGCATCTTGAATGTCTGCATCCAAGGCAGTGACTCTAGCTGGTGTTTTGTAAAGATATGTGTTGGCTGGCACTGGTACTCCATTGGCTTCCAATGTGGTTTTTCTCTGAGGATCTGTGCCTGTCACTGCTGTGGTGGCTCCTCTGTAAGTGACTGAAGTGATTGTGCTGATACTGATATTTCCATAGCTGTAACCCCAACTGTGATTGGTCACTGTGGGATTGCGTCTGCCTGTGACGGGATTGATGGGTTTGTTGAGATGAAATGCTCTGAGGTAATCAAAAATGTACAATGTCCAATCTCCCGCAGGAGCATTGGCTTCAGCATAACCGAATTCCATGTGATAGATATTGGCATCACGAGCCCAACCTTGAGTGTTGCCTGCCACTGTGCCTGCCACATGGGTGCCGTGATTGCTGGAAATGCTGGCATAACTGTATGTGCCCACAGTGCTGTAGCCCAGTGTGGCACTGTGAGTGAACCAATCATACTGATTCACGCGACTGCCACCAGTGCCGTCTGAGTTCACAGCAAATTCTGGATGATTGGGATTGATATGTGCGTCCACTATCACCACATCCACATTGCGACCTGAGCTGGTGGTGTTCACAGTCTGTGTGGTCTGTGTGAATACACCATTGGTGCCCCAGTTGGCCAATGCTGTGCCTGCAGCAACTCTGTATAATCCCCAATTTTTATCATTGGTGTCTATGGTGCTGGATTTTTCAAAATTTCCTGACTGTGTCCAATGGGGAGTAGGAATGATGCCTAATGCGCTGGGCAAAAGTTCCACAGCCAATACTCTGGGATCATTGCGCAACTGAACTGCTTCTTCATCAGTGAGATAATAATGAGTGTTTCTGCTGATTTCTCTCAGTTGAGCTATGCCCACTCTGCGATTGGGAATGTGTAGATCTCCACCCACGCTCTCCATGTCATCATAGAAACTGTCTATGTCTGAACGGTTACGCACAGTGACCACATATTCTTTCATGTCTGACATGTTATGCCTCCAATTTTATCAAGGTCAATGTCACTGTGATAGCAGCAGTGCTGCCACTTTTGTTGGTCACTCTCACAGGGATGGTGGTTGTGGGTGATGTTTCATTATTGAATCCTAACACTCCTGGTGACATCAGTATGGTCTGTCCACCTGTGGTGATCACTTCTGCAATTACTCCTGATCCTGCTGTGGGATCCACAGTCTCCAGTCTGCTTGAATCTGAGGAACGACTAGCAGCATCAGTATACAATCTCACCCAGGCAGCCACTGATGTTTGAATTTTTAAAAGAGCATAGCCTTTGAATCCTGTGATGTTTAAATCCGCTGAAGCTGCGTTGGCCAATGAACTGGTGGTGCCTGCGGCTGTGCTTCTGCTCTCCAATCCACTCACTGCTGTGGCAGCAATGGTGATGGTGTCTGTGCTGTCATTGGTGGTGACAGTGATGCCTGAACCAGCTGCGATTGTCAGAGTGTCATTCACATTGTCTGCCAGCAGTGGACTTTGTCCAGCCACTGCTATGTTGGTGAATGTATTGGGGTGCGTGGCATTGATGGTGATGCTGTCTGTGCCGGAATCTGT